CAAGGGGTTCATAAACCCGGCTAGTGCACCCACTGCAGATAAACCGCAAATGCTCCCAGAAGCGGTAGCACCACAAATGCAGAAACCGCTAGCGGCTCAACCAGTAATTGACCCGAACAAAAGAACTAATACGGCTGCCCCAGCCGCAGCTGCACCAACTGATGCTCAACTAGTAGGGCAACAACTTGCACAAAAACCATCTGCTCAACAGATGCAGTCAGCTATTCCGTTAGATTTAGACAAACGCTTTGGTCTATCATCAATTGACCCTAATAAGTATTTACCCAAAAAAGAAACTATGACAGACATAGAGAAAGAGCAGGCTGATGCATACGCTCGTGCTGGGGTAACAGATAAGCCTTATGAAGCAGGGTTAAAAGATATACTTTCCAGACGTGAAAAACTAGCAAAAAGTGAAGAGCAAGCCCCTTGGATGTCTTTAGCTAAAGCAGGTTTTGCTATGGCAGCTGGTAAATCCCAATTCGGATTGCAGAATCTTGCTGAAGGTGCTGGTGTAGGTTTAGCAGATTTAACTGCGGCCAAAGATAAACTAGAATCACGTAGAGACCAGTTAGAGGATAAAGAGCAATCATACTTACTTGCACAGAATCAGTACATGCAAAATAGAACGGATGCTAATCTATCCCGTGTACGTTCATCTAAAGATAAATACGAGAACGCGCAACAAAGCTTAGAAGTTGCTAATAACAACATACAAAATGAGGGCAAGAAATTAGCCCTTAACGTAGCGCTTGAAAAATTAAAACTAAATGCAAGTAACTTTAACGCTGCGCAATCACGAGATATCCAAAGACTTGCCCTTGAAAAACCAGATGCATTTAGCGTTATGCTTGAAGCAGTAAATTCTGACACTACGTTAAAAACAAAAACGCAGAAAGCAGAAAAACTTGTGTCATTAATATCAGGCTCTAAGTCTGCCGCATCTGGGGCTGGGGATAATACACTACGTGCACAGGCAGGAAAAGCTGTAGATAACTCATTAACCTTTGGCCCTATTGCCACTAAGTACAAAGAACTGTTAAAATCAGACCCTACAGGAAATCAAGCAAAAGCATATAAAGACCGATTGGTCTTAGAAGAACTTCAACGGCTAAAACAAAACGTAACTAGCAGTACTCCTGGTGAAAATATAGTAGATTTTAACAGTTTAGGCTAAGGAAATAATATGGACGTAAGGATGCCTGATGGCACCATAGTTACTAATGTTCCTGAAGGTACTACTAAAGCAGATTTACTCGCTAAGTTAGAAGCATTTAAAACTAAACCAACTGAGGCAGCACCAGCCGAACCCTCTGGCTTTATGCGTCGTTTAGGCGACGTAGGTCTTAGCACAGCTCAAGGTGTTGTAGGTGCAGGCGAAGCAGTACTAGGTCTTGCGGATATTCCAACTATGGGTCAGGCTGGCCGTGGCGCTGAGATTGCTGAGAAGGCTGTGTTTGGTGGTACGTCTAAAGATTTACGCAATTACCTAGAAACACTAAAATCCCCCGAAGCTAAACTAGCACAAGAAAAAGTATCCGCAGCCAAAGGGTTCTTCCCAACTGCAGGTGCTATGCTTGAGAACCCGTCTACTATAGCGGGCGCAATAGCCGAATCGGTTCCGTCTATGATTGGTGGTGCCGGTATTGCACGTGCAGCAATGAAAGAAATTCCCGGTCTAGCAGGTAAAACACTAGGCGCTGCCGCAGTTGGTGAGGGCACAATGAGTGCTGGTTCCACAGCCGAATCCATCCGTCAAGAAGAAGAATCAGGTTTACTTACTCCGGGTCAAGGAGCAATAGCAGGTGTCAGTGGTGCACTTACTGGTGGCCTAGGTATATTTGGCGGTAAAGTTGCTAACTACTTTAACGTAGGTGACGTTGACCAGTTGTTGGCTGGCGGCATAAATGATTTCACTAAAAACGTTGATAAGCAATCTATAGTTAAGTCAGCTGTTAAGGGTGCTCTCTCTGAATCCCTGTTTGAAGAACTCCCACAATCAATGCAAGAAACAATTGCGCAGAACGTTGCTACGGGTAAACCGTGGGATCAAGGCGTTGCTGAAGCTGGTGCTATGGGCGTTATGTCCGCACTTGTTATGGGTGGTGGCGCAGCGGGCGCATCTCAGATAGCTGCTAATGCGCAAATTAAACAACAACAGCTAGACAAACGATTAGCCGATACTCAAGTAGAAACCAAAGCAGATAAAAGCTTTTTGGACGAGCAAGACGAAGAAGACTTATTGGCAACACAACCGCCTGTAGATGCTTCGTTTGACATGCCTGCGGAAGGACAACCAGCTCAGCCTCTAACCCCACAACAAGCCGAAGATAAACGAGAAGCAGAAAGTCCATACGGCGACACAATGATTGACGAGAAGACTGGCTTCCCGTTGTTTGCACCACCTGCTGAAGAACAAGACATATACGGCCCAGAAAGAAAATTTACATCTACTACTGCACAAGGAGAACCGTGGACATACTTTGGTCCTGGTGCTGAAGTAGTTCAAAATAACTATTCTGGGTCTCCTGCTAAAGTTGTAGAAGTACTTGAAGAACAAAATGAGCAACCGGGCTACATATTAGAAATTGATACTAGCAATAATCCTGAAGCTGTAGATGAAAACGGTAATCAAATTAATACTAAGCGAGCGTACGTTACTGCGGAAGAATTAAATAGACTAAACCCTCCACAGCAAACTCAACCTGATGCTCAAGCACCGCTATTTGCTAAGAAAAAAGAAGCAGAGGAAGAAGCTCCGTTTAATTACGAAGAATTCAGTGCTCAACTAGAAGAAGATAAAGCTACCTTAGCAAGACTAAAAGCATACTATGCAGAAAAAGATGCTAAAAAACTTCCTGGAATTGCGCAAATAGAAGACGAGTACCGCCGTGCAGGTAATGCGTATAGGCAAACACAACGTGCTTTAGATAGAGTAAAAGGGTACGACCCTGACTACTATATGTACTCAGATGAAGCTAAAAAAGCTGATGCTGCAATGGATAGGTACATGCAGGCGTCTAGCAACCTAAACAAAGCAGAAGAAGGTATCGAGTTTCCTGGCTACCAAAAGCCGTTATTTGCTCAGCAACAAGGTCTAGACTTTAATCAAGAAATGCCAGTGGCACCGGAAGGTCAAGCAGCTGCACCAGCTGCACCTACTATTGGTCAGCAAGGTCTAGACTTTACGCAAGAACAACAAGGTGAGTACACTCCACCAAAAGTAGAAGCGCCTAAGTTTGGCTTTACTACTGAGACATCAGCTGCCCCACTACAACAATTCTTATCTAGATTCAAACCGCGTTCTACTAGCGAAGCCGAAAGAGAGAAGCAGCAAGCAGCGTTGTTTGGTAAACAAGAAGCAGACGGTAGTCGTATAGGTGGACTCTTAGACCAGATTGCTGAGTTGTACGTAGACGATTCTTCTGAGCAACAATTAGCTTACTCTAAGGGAGTAATTGATTCATTCTTTGATAAGTACGCAGCTGTAGACCGCCCTAGCAAGCAAGCTGCATTAGATAACATAAACAACTTATCTGCAGAAGACCAAACACGAGTACTTAAAGACTACACTCGTTTACCAGACTTAACTACATACGAAGGCGTTAAGAAACTATCTGATGCATTCCAAGACCACGTTGCCGAAGCTGAGTTAGCTGGACTAGGTATTACAAAATCTTCTAGTGCGTACAAGCAAGCAGACGAAGCTGTACGTAGCTTACGTGTAAAACCTAAATCCCAATACGACGAAAAAGAAACCGCTGCATACGATTACTTCAGTAACTATGGGTTAGACTTAGCATTACGTTCAGCTGCGTTTGATATATCTGTTAACACTCCACGCAGTCAGCTATATCGCGGTCAAGGCAAGGATTCGGCTTTGCGCTTCCAAGAGTGGCTAAGCAACAACGCCCCTGAAAGTGCCAAAAAGTTTGACAAGTATCTTCGTGCCTATAAGAAACAGTATGAAGGGTACAAAGCATTTCAAGAAATACAGACAACTAAAGAGTCCGAAGCCGACACTGTCGCGGATTACCTAGCAGCAGAAGCTGGACCTAAACGCAGCGAACATAGTGAACGTATACTCCCAGCAGCACCACTACACCCAGTAGCTGCAAAACGTATACGCGATAATGATTTGCAAGGAGCGTTAAAAATTATTGCTATTACTGCGGAAGGTCCATTCCAACGCAAACTAGCTACTCGGCTATATAACCTAGGGTTAACTACTACAGTTGGGGTAGATAAAGTAGACGTACTTGCAGAAGACTACACAGCGCAAACTCGTAAACTGCTAGGCAGGATATTGGGTATGGCAGATGTAATGATGCGGGATGAGTTTACATCAGACAAGGCTACTTCTAGGTCTGTGATTCTAAAACTTTGGGACGACCCTAATCGAAGCATGAAAGAGCGATTCCAATTAGCTTTGGAAGCTGTGCGAACAGTTAAACAGGCTGCTATAGACAACAAAATCGAATCTAGCGCGTTAAACGATGCAATTAAAGATGCAGAGAATGGAATTACTGGGGTATTAGACGGGTACACAGCAGCTGGGGTGTACTTCCCAATATCGGATTCATTTTCACTTAACTCATATAGTGGTATGTCTGCACGAGTTGTATTGCATGAAACAATGCATGCGGGTACGGCACGTATAGTTGCTAATCCTACACTTTACTCAAGTGAGCAGCAAGCAGCAGTTAAAGAGTTAGAGCATCTATTCGACATAGCTAAGTTACGTGCAAATGGTAAATACTATTACGGCCTTACTAACCTAGACGAATTTATTGCCGAAGCGTTTACTGACCGCAAGTTTCAAGAATTTCTTAAAGGCATTAAATACAAACAAAGCAACATGTCCTTATGGGATAAATTTGTACAGTACTGTTTAGAGATGTTCGGATACGACAACGTCTTATCATCTACTATTGCTAACGTAAATGTGCTATTTGATGCACCAGATAACAAGACTACATATGCTACTCCACCTCCTTTATTCGCTAAGCGCAACGCGGGTATGTTTGAAAGCAACAGTGCTGAACGCAGTAAGCCGTTTGCAATCCTGACTGACCTAGTAAAGAACACTAAAACGTTCTCAGACATTAAAACGAATCTTGCAGAAGCGCTAACCACAATGAACACGCAAACCCGTAAAACGTGGTTGGGTGCCCTTACTCTACGTCAAATGAACGAGATGTTAGGCAGCGAGTTTGGTTCAGATGAAACAGGGAAATTTGGGTTCTTATCTAAGCTGCCTCAAATATCTAGGTACCTTCGTAAGATAGAGAAGATGAGCGCCGAACGAAGCAAAGTACTTGAGTTGCACACTGCTATAAGTAGGAAGCTTGACCTATTACAACGCAAAAATAAACCTACTGTTGATAAGCTTAACGAAGTAATCCAGTTTGCTACGGTAAATGAAGTAGACCCTGCTGACGGACCACCAAAACCAGTAGACCCGAACGCTCCAACTAAAAAAGAGCAAGCTCAAATAGATGCGTACCCAACAGCAAAACTACTATGGGACAATCTTAGTGGAATGGAAGGTGGAGTACAAGCACAAAAACTGTACGTAGAAATGCGTGATTTCTTTTCTACCCGACTAAAAGAATTTAAAGAAGTAGCGTATGAGCGTGAGTTTAATCGTCAACTAGCCGAAGGCATCTCTGCGAGTAAGAAAGCAGGGGAAACAGTTAACGAAGACGATATACGTGAAAAAGCTAAAGCCGAGATTGATAAAAGATTCTCAGATAAGATTACGCCATACTTCCCACTAAAACGGTTTGGTAGGTTTTGGGTGCGCGTTGGGTCTGGCGACAACAAGATATACATGCAGTTCGAAGATGCAAAAGCACAAGCAGTATACATAAAAAAAGAACGTACTAAACTTGCGGCTAACCTTAAACGTCAAGGCGCTACCGACGCACAGATAGAAAGTGCATTACAAGGCAACAAATATATTAACGTAGGTAATAACCTTCCTGACTTAGCGAACGATTTGTTCTCTAGTAGAAAAGTGTTTGACGAAGTAAAAAATATTGTTGATACCGGTGGTAAAGATATTACGGACGTAGAAGAACTACGTAAATTAATGGTAGACCAATTAGGTGAGCTATACACAACTACCTTGCCACTACAAAGTATTCAACGTATGTTCTTGCATCGCCAAAATATATCTGGTGCTAGTGCTGACTTAATCCGTAGTTTCCAACATGCAGCTATGCATATGGCGTATCAACATGCTCGCTTTAAGTATGCGCCTGAATTAGATATGGAGCTATCTGCAGCAAAAAATACCGTAGACTCACTTAAACAAACTAACGTTGATGATGGGGCTATCTTACAAGATTACTTAGATGCAATTAACCTTAAGCATAAAGAGAACGTAATTACGCCAGCCGATTCACCTAGATGGCTTAACGTTGCGTCTAACTTTAACTTCTTGTGGTTCCTAACTGCACCAGCATCAGCGATTGTCAACATGTTGGCTGTGCCTTCTATTGCGCTACCCGTAATGAGTGGTAAGTACGGGACTACTAAGAGTGCTAAGACACTAGCCAAATACGTAAAAATGTTACCTAGTGCAGGATGGAAGACGCTAGATACCGGAGAATTTGATACTCCGTCAATAGTTCGTTCTCCTAAACTAACAGACATACAAAGAAAAGCATACGAAAGCGCATCTGCTGGTTTGTTTGAGCAATCATTAGCACACGATGCAGCTAACTTCTCAGAGAACCCTAGCCTAGACTACTCCGGTCGTTGGGGTAGGATTATGGAAATTGCTACGTTCCCGTTCCATAAGGCAGAGCGCTTTAACCGCGAAGTTACCTATATGGCTGCGTTTGAACTTGCCTACGAAAAGAACGGGGGTAACTTTGATGCAGCAGTAAACGAAGCATCTGACTTAACTTACAAGACAATGTTTGACTACGCTACGTTTAACAAACCTAGGCTCATGCAAGGTAACATATCTAAGTTACTACTAGCGTTTAAACAGTATCCACAACACTTTACGTACTTACTAATGCGTACTGGATTTGAAGCAACGCAGAAAGTATCTGATGCTGAAATTGCAAATTTACGCGCCGCATATAAGGATAGAGGAGACGAAGCGGTTAATAAATACATAGAAGACACTAATGCAATGCGAGCCGAGGCTAGAAAAGCGTTCATGATGATGATGGGCATGACGTTCTTATTTGCTGGTGCTGCAGGTCTACCTATGTGGTGGATGTACGAAGGTATGGCAAATGCGTTTAACGCAGTGTTCGGGGACGATGAGGTTCCATTCGACGTAAACAATGATTTCAAAAATAGAATGAACGAAACGTTTGGCGGATTTGTTGGCGACTCTATATCACGTGGTGTAATCCCACAACTTAGTGGATTAGCATTATCTGATCGTATGAGCACTAACTTAACTGACATGTGGTTCCGTGACGTTAAGAAAAATCAAGATGAAGTTGATTACGCCGAAAACATGATAATCAGTTTGCTCGGTCCAACTGTGGGTATCGGTATGAAAATACCAGAAGCGATAAAACGATTCAATGATGGACACGTAGAACGAGCTGCCGAAGCACTTGCACCTGCTGCATTTAAGAATGTACTAGCTGCGTCACGTCTAGCAAAAGAAGGCGCGTTGACTATGAAGGGTGATACCTTGATAGAAGACATCTCCGGACCGGAAGCATTCAAGCAAATGTTAGGTTTTACCCCAGAAAGGCTAGCTCAAAGGCAATCTGCGAACATAGAAGCTAAATCTTACGAGCAAGCGGTGACACAACGCCGTCAGGACCTACTAAACTTCTTGGCGATGGCTATAGAGCGCGATGACGAAGAAGCTGAGGCAAAGGTATTGGCAAAGATTGAAGAATACAACGAAACCAACGATTGGCTGCCAATTAAGGGTTCAACAATTCGTGCATCAATTAAAAAACGTGCAAAAGAACGAGCGATGGCAGGTGAATTAGGTGGGCTTCGTATCAATAAAAACTTCCGAGACATTGCAGAAGAGCAAACTGGATACGCAGAAGACGAAGACGACGAGTAAAAAAAGCCCCTACCGAAGTAGGGGTTAAAATGAGATTACCAAAATGAAATCCTTTCGGACTTCTGAAGTATATCAACATTGTTCAACGCGTGTCAACAACGTCCAATAGCCTCCATACACGTACACCACGGATTCGGTTTTCTGTAACTACTTTTATAAGTACCTTAAACCGCATTCGTTTACATTCTGCTCTTATTTGTTGTTTCATATCTTTAACATCTAGGCAGGGGATAAAGAATGAGGCGTAAGGTTTAAACTTCGTCCACTCAATCTCGAGGGTCTTCGTCTGGAGTTGCATCGTTCTTAATAATCAAAGCCGAAACAAAAGCATCAGGGTTAATTAGTTTCTCGTTAAAGATATGTACGTTAACAGGACTTGAATCAATCGGTGTGCCTTTTGACATACGTTTCCTGCGTTCACCTTCGCATGCACCAGTCTTCTTAAGTTGGTCAATTAAATCAGTAAACGAAACCTGATTAGCCGTGCAGAATGCGCGTAAGTGTTTTGACGTTATGTAAGTTTTCTTGGTGTCCGGCTCGATGCGTATGACCAGTTCCCTGCGCGGTTCTAGAATCGGCATTGCATGCATACCAGTACGTTGGTCTGCTTCATTGTTAATTACTAACACGCTGAACCAATGCTCGTTGATGAACTCACCCAATGTGCTGTCACCGGTAATGTCTGGTGCTTTAACATTGTTCTGAATGTTCTTAATCATATTGATAGCCCAATCACGAACTCGTGGTACGTCAATATCGATTAAACCAATGTGCTTAGCAATTAGACCGCCTGTAATGATTGCAGCTATGGTACCTGAATAGAACCGCTCGCGGCTAGTTAGTCCTGCAGCTTCATCAATCTGTTTCTGCACACCGTCTAGTACTTCTAATGCAGATGATAAGTTGCCTACGACCCACTGACTGAATATAGGACCTGCCCATCCGTAGTTATCATACAACCCACCGAATATATCGTCGGCCTGCGTTTTTGTAAGATTGTTTGTTCTGCTAACTTTGTACTCAATCAGACGCATCATCTCGCCATCAGGGGTAGACTTGAGTGATAGTAGCTTGTCGTAGAAGGATGCATTAGAACTGCATAGTCCAATAGTAGACCACGTCGTATCGTTCTTGCGCTCCTCATTCTCAGCTGCTTTCATTCGGTTGTTACCGTGACCTTGTGAGATAGCATAGGCAAACGTGGAGAACTCATCGCCTGTCATCTTAGTAACTTCATCGCACGTAAATGCAAAGTTATTAAATAGACCTAGTCGGAACATTTTGTGGTTGTGCGTATCTTTCCACTGTGACATCAACTCATCGGGGTGCCCAATGATTGAGTTGCACATCTTTAATACGGTTGACTTACCGGTACCTGACTCACTGTTAATCAAGTTAATGATGGCACCACGTAAGTGAATGTGCTTCATGAACAACGCACCGAATCCAGTAAAGAACCCGAATGCTTGTGGCTCAAAGCCAGGCATATCGTACACGTTTACTATTTTCTTCCACTCTTCTAGGGAGCCTTTAGGTTCCATCCATCTAGATAACTTCTCAGTAGCTGCTGACGGTGGGCTATACCGAGTTGCATCGGCGCTTATTTCTTTCGTACCTAAGATGATTTTGCTGTCATCGTCGGCCCATCCAAATTGATTTCTCATAATTTCTGCCTCATATTTATGTTGTAATTCGTTAGCACAGGATATGACGTAAGCCATAATATGATCCATAGACTTAGGCATTGCAATAACGCCGTAGTGTGCTAATCGTTCTCTTAGTTTTTCTTTTGACCCAATATCTGATGCGGGTATTGTAAACTCGCGTACTCCATCTCTAGGTAGATGCAGCCTTATGAGCAAACATTCCCCAGCTTTGAATTCGTCATTAAGTCGCTTGACCACAAACAAGTCGTGAGCGTAAATCAGTACTGCTTCTTCTTCCTCGTCGAAAGGCATCTTGTATATGCCGCCAACCTTGCCCCGAAAGTATGGGTCTGGTATTGGTGGTATATCGTACACAGTTACGGCACCGGCTTTATCTGATGCCACTACATGCGTATCGTCTGATGCTACAACTTCGTTGCCTAAAACAATAGGTGATTTAATCTTGCCACTATATTTGCAGCCACTACATATCCCCGGATTTAGTGCGTCAAACTTATCGCACTTGTAAGGTCCTTGAATTATTGCAGCCTTTGCTTCTGTTGCTTCTTTTGTATAGTCGGGATGACCATCAGACACAATGTGAATAGCTTGTTCGTTATCATTACAAAACTTAGCGATTGATAGACCTGCTCGCCATAGTGGCTCGCTGACTGTCGCTGCATTCTGTATTACATGTGCTAGTTGGTTACAACCATCCCCTTTCATCGTACGTTCAAGAATTGTGTAGAACCTAGACTCTTTGTTGCCCATCAACGACATAGTCAATGCGTTTGGCTTACGTGGGAACTGGAAGTCCCCAATAGGTGTAAGCAACGCGCCGACAGCGTGTTTGAACTCGTCATAGGTAATACTTGTTGATGTATAAACAATACTAACTGGGAGCGGTGGATTGCTCTTGTAGTTGAACGTCTCTGGTACACGAAGTATCCGTGCTACGTCAGACGTAACCGCAGCGTCAGCTTCAAATTTATGTTCAGCACATAGTTGCTTTATTCTTTCTGCAACAGGTTTCCACGATGCCTTATCAACCGCCTCTTCCAGTACCCAGTATGCGTGGACACCCCTACCTGAATCAACGATAGTAGGAATAGGTAGTGATACTTCACCACAGAATTTGTATAGTGCTTCGATGCCTTCTGATTGATTTGCATACGGTTTGCCTACACCACAGTCTATGTCTAACCAAAACGACTTCAGGGATTTCACATTATCCTGAGTGCGTTTACCTTCGGTCTCGTATTTGGCGCAAGCAAAGTAAACATCATAATTTTGTTTGAGTAGTATCTCAATTGAATCTGATGCTTCTTCCAATGTAGCAACAAACTCCTGCTTCGGAGTACCAGACTTTAAGCCGACAATGCAGTACCACCCCTGCGTGTCTAGCACTTGCCCTAATAGGTCTGTAGTTGCCATAAGAATTCCGTTCGTTGTTTATATAAGTATTAAGTCTGAAATCATGTCTCGGATACGTTCTTCTTGTGACTTGCGTGGTATTGTTTTGCCAGTGAACCACTTGTATACAGTCATCTTCGATACTGACATTGCGTCGGATACGTCACTAGCTGATATATCGTTAGCGATGCAGTATCTACCTAGAAGAACACCGAGGCTGTCTGTACTCGCAAGTGAATTAGCACCCACGATACGACTACTGTAGCCTCGATTATCTTTATTCATCATCGACTGCCGTACTTACTTTTGCAAACTTACTTAAGATATCACCTAAATCAGGTTTGGCAGACACTGGCTTATCTTCTGACTTAGCTGATTTACGAACGGTTGGTTCTACTTCTTCTTCATCTGCAACAACTGCTACTAGTTTTGGTTTCGGCGCAGCAATTGCAGTCACGTTATCAGATTGAGCAACAGTCATCGTAATTGCATTGATAGCTTCTTGTGACTTACCTAGTTTGGATGTAGCTGCGTACTCTTCTTTGGACATAAACCTAGCCGCATCAAAGAACACACGAGGTGAGTCACTGTCTTCGTCAAAGGACATAGTCGTTACTAGCGTATCAATACTGTAGCCTTGTGAGCCAACGTATTTAACAAACTTGTTGAACGGCATTTTATTCTTTTCCCCGTCACCAAAGATTGATGCAGATGGAATAGTAAGTTGGTACACTCCACCGGCAACATCAACTTCTCCGCGTCCGTCTGGGGTATCATTTACAATTGCAAGTGCAATACGTTTAGAGAATCGGCAAGCACGGCTGTTACCCTGTCCAGAACCCTTAATGTTTTGTGGGCAGCTATCACATTTAATTGCTTGTTTTGTAGATGCAGTTGGGTCAGGTGCTACGCCATCTTTAGACCAGCAGTCAGGTGGAACAGCCTCGGCTTTAGGGTCGTATGCTTTAGAATAGAAAGTACGTGAGATGTCTTTAGTAGCATTTACAATCACTACATTCATGTGGTCTTGCTTTAATGTAGCCATTTCTTCGCCGTCTACAACTAGACGAAACTTTTTACCGCGAAGTGAGATACGTTTGTTACCACTGCCACCACCAGAGTTGCTAAGCAAGGATTTAGTAAGGTCAGATACGCCTACATCACGTAAGTAATCGGGTACTGAATTGTTTTGGAAAATTGTTAAGTCACTCATTTGTATTGCTCCTTATGTGCCACGTGGGCGAGTTACGCGAATAGAATACTCTTGGTCTACATTTAATCCTGCAGGGTGTAAATCAGGGTTTTCATCTAAAAACTCCTTCATACCGGATTGATTAACCCGTTTATGAAGTAAGTGAAACGCATCGTTTTCCTTTATAAATTTATATAAAGAGTCCCAATCATTAGTCCAGTATTCGGTCTTAGTGATTTGTGAAACGGTGCCAAAGTCGGTGCGGAAACCATCTAGTTTATTCTCTTTGCATATTTCTAGCAAGGCTTTACTGACGGCTTCTAACTGTAGTTCAAGCTCTTTAAGTGCTTGTTTTTGTTGGCTTATTATTTTGTCTCGTTCGTCACGTATGTTGATATACGCGGAGACAAGTGATTCTGCATCTGCATCCATTTGTGGTTCCTCATTTTGGTTGGTTAATGATACGGCTCTGCGTCCGTTTTCTAATTAGACTACACTAAGTATACTGTGTCAAGTATTTATTTCGCTATTATATAAATCAATTAGCTGATTATGTACACCTAGTTTTTGCGTGAGCATCTTATATAATTTGCGCTCTACGCTACTACCCTCAATGTGAACTACGGTCATTGAGTTCTTCTGCCCCTTACGGTTGATACGGGCGTTTGCTTGCAAGTATGTTTCGATTGATGTTACAGGTGAATACCAAATTACTACGTTAGCTGCGGTCAATGTAACCCCGTGGGCTGCTGACTGTGGCTGAATGATAAGTACCTGTGGGTCTGGTGACTCTTGGAACCTACGGAATATGTCCGTACGACGAGTTACTGATACGTCACCCGAGATCACATCACAGCTAATGTTCGCTTTCTTTAGGTGGTCATGCAGTAAGTTAATCGCATGCTTGAACGGCACGAACACGAGTACCTTGTGACTAGCCTCGTTGATTACTTCCTCGATTACACGTAGTCGGTTGGACACATCGAACTCTACTACTGCGCCACTATCGCTGTACACCGCACCGCATGATATCTGCAATAGCTTTGTTAGTTGGGCGGCTGCATTTACTGCAGACACGTCCTCACCACCAGCCGTCATAGCGAACTGCTCTTTAATGTGCTTGTAGTATTTAAGTTGCTGAGTTGATAGCGGTGCTTGACGTTCTACGAACACTACTTCGGGTAGGTCTAAACATTCTTCCTTAGTGTACCGAATAGCAGGTTGAAGCATGTTGTGCACAACTACAGATGAATTCGGCTTCGGAACCCATTTAAAGCGAGTGAGTTGTTGTAGTACGCTGTCCCTGTATTGCCCGAAGTGACGTGGTGCATTCTCCGGTACGCATAGTTTAGCTAGGCCGTAAGCATCTACGGGAGACTGAGCAGCTGGGGTACCTGTCATCATCCACAACCACGTATCGGGGCCGAGTAATGATTGCATAGCCTTCCAGCGGTTGGTGCTTACGTTCTTATACGCATTGGCTTCATCGATTATGATTAGGTCAAACTTACCGGCTCTAATCTCTTTCTGAATGATTTCAATTCCGTCGTAGTTTATGACAACGTATTCGTAAGGACCTTGTATAACTTGCTTACGTTTCTCACGTACACCGTGTGCAATACCGACCTTGCGGTGAGTAGCAAACTTAAAGAGGTCAGCTTGCCACGCTGACTGCATGATGGACAAAGGACAGACAATCAATACACGGTTTATTTTGCCTTGATTCAGCAAATAATCTGAAGCCCAGATAGCTGCCGCAGTCTTGCCTGTCCCCTGTTCGTTAAAGCAGAACGAACGTTTTGCTATTGTTAGGAATGAAGCAGTATCACGTTGGTGTTCCATAGGAGGAAACACGCCAGGCCACGTATAGTCACGCGTGATGGGTGAAGGCACGTTCTTGAATTTGAGACGCTTAAGTTTCTGTGCATCTTCCAATGTCCAGTTAACTATTACTGCATGTACGCCGTCGTTCTCGCCTAGTACTTCACTTCCATCTATTGCTTCTATTATTCGTTCTGGTGTTCTCGTTTTTACTACTAGATATTTATTATCAATTATATCCATTTTTATTTTTTCTTTGGTTTGTTTACCTTAACCGAATGGTCTGAGTTTCGGCTATACGACCGATTCTCGCTAGGTTTTTTTAATTTAAGATTGCTAGGCGCATTTGTTCCACCTTTAGATAAAGGTATTACGTGGTCAATGTCCTTACCTTTTCTATCTATTCCTTTCTTGTCCATTGTGTAGCGAGCGCGTTCTCTAGCTGCACGAGATGGTTTCTCATCACGTTGTTGTTGCATTTCCCACTCATGTTTATATGGACGTTTCTTGTTTACGTATGGCATATCATCCCCCACTCTTTCCGTTATGTTCACAGTCAGTTACCGGACAGAACTTACGACATGTAAAGTTAGGCTTTGGGTTCCACGTGTCATTCTCATAACATGACTCTAGGCGACCAGTCTCACCAATCCAATACGTCCAACCGTCTCTCTGTCCATCTAATGCATATTCTGACTGTATAAACTCTTTAGATACTACGAATAGTAACCCAGCCTTAATACGTTTTACTTCGGGGAAGTGTCTAAACACAGCAAGCGATAACAACTCCAACTGCTTTGTATCTGCATACTGTGCAGACTTCCCTGTTTTGTAGTCAATAAGAAAACAATCGTTTCCTTTTACGATAAGTAAGTCAGCTATCCCACGCCACCATACTTTCGGGTCAAAGAACTCACATGCATCTAGTTCTTTAGTTAGCCCCATTTTTATTTCGCAGTGCTTGTCCCCTTCAATCTGCAACAACGCATCTACTTGTGGTTTAATGTACGCGTACTTCTGCGGTATCTCTTTGCCATCCCGTACGTATTCCTCGGCAGCCTTGTGTACTTCGGTACCGTAAATCAGATGTTCTGCTTCGGGTTCCTTAATATCCTTGACTACTCTTAATCGATAGTACTTCCTAGGGCATTGCTGAAACGTCGACATCGACGAGTACGACCACGTATAGTTTGTCATTCAGTATCTCTAATTGGGGATTCAACAGCATGAATATAGTCTCCGGCTTCGCATTGTTCTACTAGCTTATGTTCTAGGTCAAAGTCGTAGTCAGTTAGATGAGGTATATTTTCATTATCTTCTATTCGTTTACGATAAGAACCTAAGTAAGCTAAGTAAGTCTCTATGCCTTTTGGAGTATATTTCATTATATCACTCTTGCGTTCCCTGTTATAGCCTGCTGCTTTGCGAACCGATATAAGGTTTCTATATCGACGATTATTTCTTCTTGCTTAAATTTTAGCTTAAATCCCATCGTTTGGTTAGCCCTAAGTGTAACTATTAGTGGCACCATTTTTTCGATGACTGTTGTTTCCCGTGTGACGGGCTTCTCTAGCTTAGTTGCCATTAACATTCTCCATAATTTTTACCAATGCCAGACTCACAGTTCAGAGGTAGGCCAGAGGCCCACTCCGGAGTCCAACGCATACATTCTTCTATATACTTCTGTGCTTGTTCTGCTTCCGCTTCGGGTACGAGACACGCTACCGCATCGTGAACAGTCAATACTACACGGTATTTCTGACTCATGCGTACCATCTGCTCACCAATCACACAACGCGCAACAGCTTGACACAAGTTCTCCACAGCTTTCCCCCCGTAAATGCGCGTATAACCAGTTCTCGCTTTGTACACATACTCAGTCCCAGTCTTACGTAGGTCACGGTATGACAGGAAGTAGCCGTTGGGTAACACAAATCCGTTCTCGCTATCCATACATAATGCTTGAGGTTGAACCCCGATCGGATTCACTGCTCCACGTATCATCGCATCTAAGCATCGACCTGCTTGCTTCCACAGTTGCGGTATCATTGGGTAGGTTTTGCGGTAAACATCTATGATGCGCGTACATTCGGCTAAGGATACCGTGGTACCGAACCCTTGTAGTTGCGTTTGAAACTTCTCGGCACCCATACCATAACCCGACCCTAGAATAGTTGTCTTACCTACGAACCGTTCTTGCTTAGTAATAGCGTCAATAGGCTTGTTGTAGATACTACTTGCCATAATCTTGTACACGTCTTCGTTCTTAGTAAACGCATCTACCAAATCAACCTGCCCTGCAAGCCACGCTAGTACACGCGCTTCAATCTGTGCCGAGTCAGCGTCGATAATAACGTATCCATCCGGGGCAAGTATTGAGTTCTTTAATGCGTTCGTACCACGTGCTGGTAAGTTCTGTAGGTTTAGCTTGTCGTCTCCACCCCATCGCCCAGTATGTGCGGCGTAGTATCTCAAGGGTACCGGTAGGCTACCGCGTTTTGCTATGTTAATAAACCGCTCAGTCCGCGTCTCTTCCAATGTAGACTTAGTGCCTAGACGCGCTGCGACTAATGCTTGCACTCGTTCATCGGGGTGCTCAAGTAGTTCTTTAAACTCCGCGTCAGACTTAGCAAATGCCCACGTTTCTTTGCCGTTAGCAGGACTAAGTTTAGTTGGTGGGCTTACCCCCATAGATATTAGTAGTTCAGCAAACTTAGGATTGCTCATCAGAATTTCTTTGTGTGCGTTGGCAGCCTCAAGCAACTGCGTCTTGCGTTCTTTAACTTCGCTCAAGTGTTGCTCTAGCAGTAGCATGTCCAGTTCAAGTACAGGCTCAGAGAACATGCGTGTTGTGATGTCCATAATCTTAAGTTCGTTGGGTGATACTTTCGGTAAGAACTCGTGCAGTAACTTGTATGTTAGTTCTACGTCATTCTTACAGTACTCACCATACTGTGCTAGGTCACGTGCCGTAAAGTCTCTACGTCGTTTACCTAATGCATCTAGTACTTCCTTCCCTTTAACACCGAGATTATATCGGTCGGCAAGTTTAGCCAAGCTGTTGCCAACTTCAACCCCATCAATAGCCCGAGCCATACTAAGCGTATCCCAGACACCGAAAGGGCGTATACCAAAATGCCAATTAAGAATAGAGGCATCAAAACTAGCGTTGTGAGCAACAAGTACACCGCTACCCCAATCGAACGTATGTAGGAACGCTTTAATCTCGTCGTGCGTTCCGGTGAACCAAACGGCTTCATCGTCATTCTCCTTTACTGAAACACCGATGGCTTCGAATAAGTCGTTACGGATGTAGTCTTCCATAGTAATCTTAGACAGACTGTACTCTCGGTCATAGTACGTCTCAAAGTCTAACGCGAGTATCTTCATTTAGAATACCGTGCTTTCATATTCATTTTCATATTTTTCTTTTGCGCTTCAGCTTCTGCAAACTTTTTAGCTATGTCATATTGTGCTTTGTTCATGTGTATCTTTGACGGCTGTGATTTTTCTGGAAATGGTTCGCCATCTGTCCAATCTTTTATTATGTCTGCTAGATTTGAGCCTAAAAAAGTTTTTCCGCTTTCTGCATGTTGGGTAGTAGGTGCGAGCAAGCCTTCTAGTATTAGCTGTTTTGCATACTTAACCTTCAGTAGTTTAATTTGTTGGCGTAATGCTACGTGGTCAATCAGTTCAAAGTTACCTGACTGCATTGCCCTATACCACGGGTTCTCATTACGGTATGGTGCATTGTCAAACACCTGAGTAAACTTATCAGGGTTGTTCTGCATTTGGTCTAGTAGTATCTGTACCTCGTCACTGCATAGTGGGTACAAGGCTTTAATTATGTATGTTCTTATATTCATTTTGGTAATCCTTTTTAATAGTGGTCGCCCGTCGGGCCGTTCTGTCCTATGATATCTACGCGAGACTCGTCCCAGTTAAGGGGGCATCCCGTCCACGCGCATTCTTTTGTAGCAGTTAAACTCTTACCGCATACATCACACAGTGGGTCTTTATTCCTAAAGATTTTGTCATAGTTATCTTCGAACTCTTTGGTGTTCTTCCGACTCTTGATTAAGTCGCCCGTCACATCATTTCGTGATGCCATTTTCTTTCTCCCTCTTAGCGGCTTCGATACCTCGTATTAATAAGTATTCAAAGCCTAACTGCATTAGATACATCTTACCTTCTTCGTCCACGTCCAGTTGGGCTATGGCGCTGCCATCAGATTGGTCAATCAAGTCACCTATCAATTCTAGTTTCATGTGTTTCTCCTAGTTTACAATTTGTCAGTTATGTTGCCTAAAAGTAACAAGTTTTACACAATTTGTGCATTATGTTGCCTATAAGTAACAGGTTTTAGTTCAAAACTAAACTAAAAGTGTAGACTTACGCATAAAATTAAACTCAAAAAAGTGATATATCCGCCAAAACATCCGCCAAAACATCCGCCACTCTATCGTTCTCTTTCATCTTTGAAAGAATCAACAAGTAGTACAGCTCATCCATTTCTGCTTTAGTCATGTGTTCTTTTCCTTTAAGCTAAATCCATTGCACATTGCTAACATAAAAAAACACCAGCCACTTACATAATACATACACAGCCCTGATGTAATAATGATGACAATGTTTTCAAGTATTGCCCATCTTAGTGCGTCTTTATCCATTGTTCTTTTCCTCCACTTGCACTAATGTAACTTTCTTACCTGCGTATCTCTCAGCCGATTGACGCGTTCTAAACACAGGTAACACCCCAATCATTCCGTCAGCAAACTTTAAGTCTATTAGTGTATCGTTGCCCGATACTTTTACATTACCTTTGCGTTGTACTGCCATTACGATAATCATACAGTCTTCCCTATGTATGTAGCTTTGCTGTCATGGAACTGCACCTCTATCTGGCAGTCTTGCCCTGTGTTTCCATTATAAAGTTTGTATAACCCCAAACAAATGGAAAGAATACAAATAAGTAGTAATGTTGCTACAACTACGGTGGCTCTGTCTACGCTTCTATCACCACAATCACACTTACGGCCTTGCTCACAGTTTTGATTACACGGCATCATCGTTCTCCCTCTTAGTATCTGTTCGGTAGAATTCTTCCTCGTCTATTACTGGCTTTGCGTGAGCAGATTGCATAAGACTCATACACTTGAACAGTCCTTCGTATGTGTCACTACCACAAACTGCATCGCTATACCCAATAGGTTTATCCTCGAAATCGTAAAAGACTTCCTTGATTTCGTAGTACTCACCTGTCTCACTTGCTGACGCAGGTTCATCGTTAAACTTAACTACTCGATAGTTCCACGTCATAAGTCTACTCCATCGTTGTGTATTTCAAGTTCGTCAATGTCTATCTCTGTTTCCTTACCCGTCGGTAGTTTGCCTATAATAGATGTCGGGTAGTGCCCTGTTTTAATTACTTCAACCACACACTCACCTGCTTTCCACCATACCCACTTCGGCATCGTTCGTTTAATTTTCATACTGTTTCTCCTAGTGTGCCTGTGGTCTATTAGTTTTGAGAGCCCGTAGCTTATCAGCGTTGTCTAATACATCCCAATTCATTGATACGGTGTCTATAATACTATGTTTATCAACTCCCACACCTTGCGCCGATATTACAAGCCCTAACATCAATGCGCTTATAGCGTCTTCTTGAGTTAAATTAAGGGTAGCTAACTTATGCATAATCGTTCCTGCGGCATCTCTAGCTTTTTGGCTTACTTCTTTTTTATCACTCATTTTGTTTCTCCTTAAAAGCAGTTCGTAGTGCAATTGCCTAGACTATCACAGCAAGTAGAGCACGTTACAATCCTACCACCCGATACGAAAGTATGCGTGGTGCATGCCGCATACGCTGTTAATGAAATACCCAATAATGCCATACCTACTAATAACTTTTTCATTTTGTTGTTACCTTTCCGTTAGTTTCAATCCAAACCTTAGCGCCACAGCTTAGTGGTTTGTCGGGGCTGTATATAACTTTGCTGTCGCCCTTAATCTCCACTTCGTGTGCGTAAGTATTGTCCTTATATGTTTTTACAGTAAGCACAGGATTTCTTTCCCCTGTCTTTGCGTTATCCTTAACTATATGTTGGTTGACGTGAATTATTGTTTTCATGATTTTCCTTATAGGTAGACTCAACCCCACTAGCGGATAGATACCCCAAAAGCCAATCAGAGACATCTATTTTATACGCTTGCTGTTGGTCTAGTCCTAAACTAACTGCAATATCCATTAGGCGTACCCGCGCTGCTTTTGCGTCTTGCTTAGTCTTATAGTAAATACCTAACTCAACCTTAATCATTTTTAATATTGTGTCCATTTGTGACATCATTCATCTCCATATTTAGTTTGTAATAACAACTCGCAGTAGTGTATCGCTTTCTTGATATCCTCGGCTCCGTTCTTAGCGTGGTGTCGGCATACGTACTTAACGATGTTACCTTCGAGAAAGCCCAACTCGTTAGCCACAATAAATATCACTGGCTGTATAGGCATTTCGGCGTAGTGGTTCCCTCCAACCTGCTTATTCAGTGCATTAGTAAGGCGTATGTTCTCAGCCTCTGCTATCTCCTCAAGCCTTTCAACTTCCCTCATGTCGCTCATTCCGTCGCTCATTCCATTCTCCTAATAAAAACATACATAACATACCTAACCCAAATGCTTGCCAGTAACACTGGATATACTCAATAATTAATACCATCACCAACTCCCAAACATATTCATGCTACTTTGCATACCACTCATTCTACCGCTTGACCGTTTTGCTTGTTTCGCTCGTTCTTCCTTAGTCATCGGTGTTTGTTCGCGGTCTAATAAATTAATTACCCTAGTAACGCTGTCTATAATTGTTTTAGCATTTTTTTGTTTTGGTGTTGGTGGTGCTTTCGGTTCTTGAACTAATACAGGTTTTATGTACGGAGTTACCGCGTTATACACATAATGTCGTCTACCTTGCACTACTCGTGACATACGATTTATGTATCCGTGTGCAGACAGCCAATCTAGATACCGCTGTCCTTTAGTAAAGAAACCTAATTCTTCTACACAAGTCTTGCCTACTACATCCTTACGGGCGGCAATATAGTTGTACACAATTTCTTTATTGATATTTACTCCGTTGTTTATATCAATTCTTTTCTTAGCGCTTCTTTGGCGCTCTTCTTTAATTGTTTTTTCAGTTTTCATCGCATTAACTCCTGCTTTATTATAAATTTGCCTAAGTACTCATACAGTTCTGCTTCTAAAACTCCGACTAAAAGATTGTATACGTGCTCATCGTTTACGCTTTCGATTAGTTTGGTTAGTCGTTCAAGTCTTTCGATGTCAAACATTTTGGCTCTCCTCGAGGCTATCGTGTGGCTCTGACCAGTTCCCTGCCACTTCCATCAGTTTAGCGATTAGTGGCACACCTGCTTCATCAATTACAAAAGTTATGCCGTTAGCCTTGTGGATTTTGTGTAGTTCACGTAGTTGTAGTTCGGTTGGTTTGTTGCCGTTGGCTTTGCACTCGATTGCAACGAAGCGACCCTTGACGCAAGCAATAATGTCGGGCACTCCGCTACGACCGTAGCCACCTGTGGCAGGAAAGAAATAGTATACGTCGTTAGCTTTGAGTAGTTTAACTACTGCCGCCTTGACTTTTGACTCGGGTGTTGCCATTGATATACTCCATAAACATAACGAATGTTTACTAAGTATACTTGACGAAATAACGCTGTCAATAGGCTAATGAAATTTATTTTTAGGTACGTCTTCCACCCATATAGGGTGTTACGTTTGTGATAGGCATAAAAAAAGGACAACATAACAGTTAAGTTACATTGTCCTTTGGTGGATAGAAAAGCAGATTACACGCTATCCTCGTGGTGGAGAGTAGTCCTAACCCAAACAGGTTAAGGTACTAAACAAGAACACACATCTGCTATATGCTTACGTTCTTGCCTGTCGTTTATCCTACTATGTACATTATGTTGTCTTCGAACTTTACACCTATATCTTGTATAGGGTCGTTCTCTTCGGCAATCTTAAGTACTGCTATCTGTTCTTGCATACGTATTGGCATTTCTTCATAGTTTCGGTATCGCATGAGTGGTATGTTGTTCGCCTCATGTGTATACCTCACGTCATACGTAAACGGTAGTACTCGTATAGTGTTGTCAGTTAGTACCTTTACCACATACCCACTACGGTCTTTACCTGTGGCAGTAGTGTACTTGCTTATCGCTTTCAGTGATTTACCTGCTAGGTACCTATAATACATATGGATTTGGTTCTCGTCTACTTTACAAGTTGCAGGCATAGGCAACTGCTTACCTTGAATATGCGACTCTATTATCCACTCGTGTACGTCGGAGCCTAAGTAACTTGATACTTGAGACAATGAACCGCGCCATCGGTACTCGTGGTTGTCGAACTCATCACGTACCCTACTAATTAGTCTACTACACATAGCACCTATGCTAGGTGGTGCAAACGATTTAATGACGTGCTTCAATGCCGACGTAGTATTAGTAGTTATAATAACATTACGAGCACCACGTTCTTTCTGTATATGGTCAGACGATATAAGGTACGCGTCGGGATAGGTACCATCAGATTGCCTACGTCCCGCTTCCTGTTGGTATACAATCTCACCTACTCGGTCAGCATCTTGTGTTACCTCAAACCCAATAACCCACTTAGTGACTGAACCTGTTTCATCACTAGTAGCGTTGCGGAACTTTGTAGCGTGGAACTCAAACAATGGGCGCTTCATTTGTATCAGTGTTACCAATTCTTTAAGCTGCGGAACTATTTCCGTAGCCTGTCCTAAATTTATTGCAGCCATACTAGCTCTCCTTATAGTAACAAATATGTTACCAATTAAACTTTGATAAGATGTCGTCTACTTGTGTCTTAACTTCTTGACGTGCGTGTTCGCTATCACGTAGCGCTTCGGCACTAAGTCCATTAACCACAGTAGCTAACTGTTTACGTGCACTTTCAATCTTAGGGTCTTGCGTAATGTTTAAGTAGTTCAAGTCCCTACACAACTCTTGCGCATTGGTTACTAACGTATCACGAAAGATTTTCTTCTTGCTTTCAGCACCGCTGTCATCGTCTGCTAACCTATCACTCATGCGACGTAAGCAATCCTCTAGGCGCCACGTTACATCAGCCATCGCATTGTTCACTCGGTCATTGACACTAGCATTGAACTGTTCTTTCAATTCACTGATAGCATCGTTACCTACATCAACTCGGAAGTCACCTGCCACAGGCACAGGTAAGAACGAGTACTTGAACTCGAACTGTTTAGCGACTTGTGCCTTATCGGGATAGTCTGATTGCACAAACAAATCACCTAGGGCGTGCGACGCTTGGACGATAAGGTCGTCAAACTTTTCTAAGAAGTCATCTATCATATCCTTACGCATAGTTTCATAGTTAGATAGAGCTTGCTTGTACTCAAAGAACTTCGCCGATGGTAGCAGACGTTGTCCTTTGTCAGACCACGGTAGGGTCTGCGATATATTCCACGCACGAATACGTGAGTCAAACTTGTTGATATCGTGTAGTACTTTAGTACCTGCAAACAAATTCTTTTGGTACTTGCCTGCGTTGGTTGTCGTAGAGTTTACTACATCTACCATCTCGGTCGTGGGTCGGTCAATCTTAGTACCAGTCCACGAACGGATTGATAGGTCTACTAGCATTGAACTGCTTGATATACTAACGATATCTACTGCTTCATTTTGGTTACTCATTTTATTTCTCCTTATGGTTGGACAACATAACTACTCTGTTACATTGTCCAGTGGTTCACGTTGGTTGATAATATATTGGTGTGCTAGATACTGTATTGCTTGCGTATAGGACGCATTAACACCCATAGTTTCCACCATATGTTTACGTACTTCATCAAGCACCCTTACGGTACCTGCGTTTACTGATACACCTAAACGTCCATCTTTTGTTCTAGCCATCTTAGTTCTCCTTTAATACATCTTCGATAAAATAATAGCTTTCTGCCGGTTCTAAATCAGCAGTCGCCTCGTACATCTGTGTTGCTAGACGTTGTGCTTCTTCGGCTGTGTCTGCTTCTACCTGCATAGGGTATACCTCAGACTGCACGATTGTTACTAACCACGTTTGTTTCATACCACTCTCCTTTATATTCCATCAAAACAAATTGAACTTACAGGGTATATCATTGACGATGCATCTCCATCACCACCATACCGAGTTTCTATGTCACCTGTTTCCTCACCTATACGTACGAAACACCAACTCACGCAGTTATACTTCTCTGCGTACTCGTCCGCTAAATCTAGTAAGGCTTCGTGACATATAACATCAGAGTAATGCTCGTACCACTTCACGTCCGATGCTCTGAACTTAACGAGTAGGCGGTCGTCCGTAAACTTTAACTGAACGTCGCCGTAGTCAGTACCCGACTCGTCTTCCCTGCACCCTTCGTACGCAGGGTCTAACTTGTATTGCACCTTGAATTGGTCGTACACTTCCTTTTCTGTGAATACAATTACGTAACCTACTTCGCTACGGTATCCCATATCTAACTCCTTAAACTTCCCCATTACGTTTTAAGATGTAACACTTTGCCTGTGTTGCTTGTGTATCTTGGGTTGTTTACCACACACCATATAACTGGATTGGCTACGCTAGACCAGTCACCCTCACCACCGTACTCACCATCAGTTAGAACGATAGTGATTTCCGGATTCAAGCTGTGCTCTTTCATGTACGCAGGTATACAGCTTGGGTCAGTACCTCCACCACCTTTCGGTTTCGTCGTATCCAATAGCGACTCATATTCGGTTTCGGTATAGAACTCATGCCCTGCCACACGTGTGTCCCAGTACAGTAAGTCCAGTCCTTCGGGCATCACCTCGTCACAGATAGATTTAATCTCCGACATAAACGTATCGTGAATTGCCCCACCGATTGAACCCGATGTGTCGTCAGCGATACAGATTCGACCTATCTTCTGATTTATGTTTTGTGGTAGGTAGATATCAGCACCTAAGTGACGCTTGCTAAACTTGCGCCACGAACTATCGCCTGTACCTTTGCACGTAACCTTAACTAAGTCACGTAGCATTTCTGTCCACGGCACCTGTGGCTCAACTAGGCTTTGCATACCACGTGGTACGTCGCCACCCATTTTACCGGCTAGCTGTTTACCTTGATGTAGTGCTTGCGTAATGCGTGAACCTAATTCCTGTTTTTCTTCAGGAGTTAAGCCTTCGGCACCTTCAAAGTCGTGGTCATCAAATTGGTCATCGCCCAGTTCGTCTTTTGCGCGTGGGTTCTGACCAGTTCCATATTCTTTGACAAGCAAGTCGAATACTTGCTGTGCGTCCATACCACGATACTTCTCGTCAAGTAAGCCCATACGTGACCCATCGTCATTCAGAGGGAATGATATCTCTGTTTCGTTTGGGTCTTGGTCTACTAGCTGTAAGTTAATCACGTAGTCACACGCACAGTTCGCAAGCATAGCGTCCTTGTCGTAAAGATGTTTCCACGTAGTAGTGTGTCGCCACGCTATATGTGATAGTTCGTGCAATACTATGAACAACATCTGTTTATCGTTCATCTTATTTACAAACTCTCTGCCGTAGATTACGTCCCTACCGTTAGTACCTGCTGTTGGTATGTCGTCGCTTACCGATACCTTACCTATCATAGTAAGTCCCGAGTAGAAACGGAATAGTTTGGACTGCATGATTGATACATGCGCCCTCTCTACCTTTTGTTCTGCTGTTAATGTTGCCATATGTTTCTCCTAAACGGACAATGTAACGTGCTTGTTATGTTGTCCTAAAATAAATATTGATTAGCACGAGCCCATTCAACGAACGCTTGTGAACTAAACAAGATACGTTTCTTTTCCTCGTTCTTACTTGCGGTCAGACAGAATACAGACTGCAACTCTTTCGGAGTGCGTTTCATATAGTCGAACCACTTCCCTATCGTATCCCTCTGTACACGTTGAACTGCACCGAAAGCTAAGATACATAAAGCTGCAGGGTTGTTGGGCACGATTGCTTCATTCGGTTTATCAACAATACTGTCCCACGTAGGTAAGCTGTCGGCTATGTCAATGAACGCATACAAGTCACGCGCACCACTAGCCCCGATAGTACCTTCCAATGCACAAAGTAAAGTCTGCGTATTGAATTGGTCTTTCTGTTTAATGATGTTACTTGCTAGCTCTAGTGAACGTGGTGATACGAAGCTACGCTGTGCGAACTTAGGGTTGTAGATGTACTGATTGTCCGACTGTGATGGGTCACGATACGAACCTAGTACTTGAGGGAACTCACGAACCCACGCTAGTACCACAGGTGCAATCTTGTCCATACCCCAACTCAACCATTCCTCACTCGTAGGCTTGCGTACATTGAGTACACTCAAACGGTTTCGGGTGTGGCTTGCCATTACGTCGCCTACTGCGTCAGTAGTTAAGTTACCTGCGGTCATGACTACGCTATCCTTGTGCAGGGTAATACCACCGATGCGTCTGGGTAAAGTCAGCAAAGGGTGTAACATATTCTTAACGGCAGGTGAACCCTTGGTTATCTCATCTAAGATAATGCACAATGGCTCGTCAAGGTGAAAGCCCCAATGTTCGTTCGGGTACAACTTGGTCGTGCCTGTTTCTTTGTCGGGCATAGGTATACCTAAGTCGCCCAACTCTGTGTTGGGTACGTCAATATAGATTGCACGCATACCTAGTCGGTCCGCAATTACTTTGTGCATCGCAGTCTTACCAACTCCGGGCTCGCCCACTAAGTGGAACGTGTTGCTTGCGCCTACGGAAACGATTAAGTCTGACGCTTCACGTAGGCTAACCTGTGTGTCAAGGTTGATATTCATTTGGTTGCTCATTTTAATTATCCTTAGTCTTGTTTTGTAAATGTGTTTAAGTACGCAAGTGTACCGAGTACAGAAGGTACGTCAGCAGGTGTGCACTCATAGTCCACGTCTGATTTGTTGATTAGTACTTTGCCCTCATAGATTGTAATGAGTAGTCCGTACATGCCGGCTAGTTCAGCCATTATCCTGCTTGCTTCAGCAATACCATCTGTTACTAACTGCGTGTTAGATGGGCGACCTATTTTCTTTTTAGCAGGACGACTTTGTTTTCTTGATGTCATTTGTTTTCCTTTCATAGCCTTGCGTCTCATGTCATACACGATGGTCACGTCACATTCCACTGCTTCAGCGATTTGATGCGGTGTTAGTTTCGGGTGCGTTACTAACATGTCACGTACCATTTGAGTTTTGTTTATACCTTTTACTTTCATTTTGTTTCTCCTAAATTTTAAAATTAAAGGACAACGTGACGACGTGTCACAATGTCTTCCTGCTCTACAAGGTACTTGTTACACAACACATACTTCTCGTTCTGTGTTGATGGTAGTACACCCTGCGGTACTTCCACTTTCTTAAAGATTAAGTCTGCGTACACATACTTGATTACATCTACGATGTAGTTCTCTATGCTACTACCTGCCAATGTCCACTCTAATGCCGGTAGGTCTACCTTGCCGAACATCGTATCTACTGATACCTGTGTATCTCGTATCTCTTTAGCGTAGTGCGTACCATTAGTTACCACACGCAACATCATCTTGCGGACAGTTTCGGCATTGTCCGAGAATAGGTTGGCTATTATTGATAGATAGTCCTCGGTGTTGTACCCGTCTTTGTATTCTGCCGTACCGTATGGTGCGTTCGTATGCTTGCTTGTGTCACCTGTGCGTTTCATGTTCTCCGCTAGGTGTGACAAGTTAGCTAGGCTAGGTGCGCCCACGTGTTTCTCAATTAGGTTACGTAGTGTGTAGCTACCATAGAAATACCCGTAGTAACTTGCTTGCGCAGGGTCGCCTGCTTCCTTTGCGTGCATCTTGCGTTTGTGTTCGTTCACCTGTGCCACGTAGTCGTCTACCACGTTCGGAAAGAAGTACGCTACCTCGGGCAACGTATACGTAGATGACATTGTTGTCATGACAAACGACGCGTCTAAGAATGGTTTAATATTCTTGCGTATAGCGTTAAGTACCTTGCGGTCAGCTTTGTACTCGTATTGCGTAGGTGCGTCATCAAGTATTGGCTCGGCGGTATTCCAGTTATCGCTTACCTTTAACATCAAGCCCTTGTCGGGTATGACGAATTCCTGCCCACCAATCGGTGATGTGTATATCATGCGTCTACGTTGTAGGCGAACCTTACCAAACTTGCGAGGTAGTACTGCGTCCATAAAGTTAGCAGTAGATGGGCTCAACCAACCACCACGATTTAGTTTGATGGTGTTGTCGGGATAGATAGTTACGCAAGGTGTTTCGTACAGCACAGCAGACACGCTGTCCACAAGTGGGTCGTGTGTAATCTTGCATTGTGTGTATGCCCTGTTAGTGCCGAGTGGTTTAAGTTCCGGTGTTCTACCACGTATCGGTTTCACTTTGTTGAAGTGGGCTAGTGCCATCTCGTGCGTATCAAAGTGCGCAGACCTAACACCTGCGCTAGTTAAGAATGTGTTCCAACTCATTTCGTACTCTCCTTAGTTACGGACAACATAACGTGCTTGTTACATTGTCCTTGGTTGATTTGGTTTCGGCTAACCTACTAGCCCGAATAAAATGCATACTGCTATGATGATGCAAACAACTGCCACTGCTCTGTCCCCTCTGTGTACTTCGTTGTTAAAGATTTCTTCCTCGAAATCCTCGTTTGTAAATGCCCGACCAAACGCTTCCCGACTGCTACGTGGAAAATAGTAGTGCTTGCGGTCATGTTGGTTCATTGGACTTTGGTTCATGTTCTCACTCCTTTCTGATTTGTTTCTTTTAGTGTTTGTAATGCTTTGGTTGATGTGACGAATTGGTAGTTACCCTTACCATACTCTTGTACCACACACCAACTAGCACGCTCTAGTACTGCAAGTTCCTCACCGCAATACAGGCAGACTTTGTAACCTAGTTTGACACGACGACTGTCGATGTCATGACCACAACGAATACAGCTACAAGCAATACTCATAGAACCCCCGATACATAAAGAATAACAGCGCCTAACTGAACACCGACATATAAAGGCAAACTTAACTGCCACGCACACAAATCAATGATTGCCCAACCTAGAACAAAAACACCCCACTTATACTCGCGCATACAACTCTCCTAAATAAAGGACAACATAACAGAGGTGTTACCTTGTCCGACTGAAATAACTTACTAACGAATTACCACTTACTAAGAACTATTATACCACGTCTACCTACATTTGTCAAGCTGATGGCGGTTATTGTGGGACGTTTGTTTTACATTGTTCACTGAAGGAACAATAGGCTGAGTGGATTGAGTGTGTTGCGTAGGATTGTGTGGGAGTAGTGTGTACGGAAGGAACAAATGCGTTCCAAAAAGGAACAATATAAAATTGAGTGTAAGTTGCTGTTATTATTACTTTATTTATTTTTATTTTATATTATTATTGTATTGTTCATAATGTTCACTGCTTTAAAGAGAGAGGCGCCATTTTGCTTTTTGTGCTTCGCACTGCGCTAGGGTCACTTTGCTTAACTAAGTTTTCCAAAACGTCCAAAATACGAGGGAACAAAAGGAACAAATGAACATTACTGCGTAATCAACGAGTTAGCAGTGAACAATACAAAGGAACAATACAAATCCAGTGAACAATAGGACAACATAACATCTGCGTTACCTTGTCCACAAGGCTATAGCGTAGGATATTCTGACCAGTTCCCAAACTTCGTTTTGTCACTTTGCTTTGCAAAGTTGCAGGCACAAAAAAACCGCCCGAAGGCGGTTTAGTGTAACTACGTACAGCAGGATTATAGCAGTGCTTCCGTATCATATACAGAGCCTTGCAACAGGTCACGTACTTCTTGCAACGTGTACAGGTCATCAACTTGTTTCAACAGCGCCACGATATCAGTGCGCACCGCTTTCAGCTGAACTTTGAGCAACTCAGTCTCAGCACTTGTCGCCTTGTCAATCGCTTTCGTGATTAGCTTCGCTTCTTTCAGTGCTTCCTTGCCTTGCTTACCGCCATCACCTGCGACGTTAAACAGCGCTTTCGCCTTGTCTTTCAACTCGGCAACGGGCACCGCTTCATAAGCCACAAGTAACTCAGCTTCTTCCGCACGCTTCGCCGCTTTTCTGTCAGCTTCTTTTGTTTCAGCCTTGGGCTTTTCGTAACTGTAATCATCACTCAATAGCTTCATAACACGCGACCACGCCATATTCAGCGCCTTGTCATTAAGACCGCCACCCTTTGCCGAGCCGTAAGCATCAAGCCACGACAAGCGCACCGCATCATGCCAGCCTAACGTAACAGGCTCACCAGCATACACATCGCCAGCCAGCACGCTATCACATTGACTAACCAACACACCGAAAAGGATTGATGACAGACCGGCTTTAGTATCAGTCAAATCACCTTCTAACCTTTCAACACTAACCAACATACCAGCCGACTTAGTAATTTCGGCATTGAAACCGCCCAACGTCGCAACGAATTGGTTAACAGGTAAAACTTCTGATACGCTTGCAGGTACTACTTGACTAGATTTAGTCATAACATTCTCCAAAATAAAAAAGTAAAGATAAGCTGGGCTTGCTTGCCCCAGTAAGTACATTGTACATGAATGTAGGATAGAGTGGGATTTATTGGAAGCATTGAGAAACTGGACAACATAACGGCGCTGTTACCTTGTCTAACCGAATTCAACTCGGTATGGCGCAGACCCACTACACCCCGACCCCCCATTTTGTAGACTAGGTTCCCTATCGCTTTATATACACAATGATATGCACAGTAGACATCGCTACTTTGAAAACACCCCCCGTCACTAAACTAAACGCATACCCCCCACCCCTACT